ATCACTGGCCCGACTCCTTTAGATATAGAAGATAGAAGTCACTTCGTTGGAGTAATATCTTGCCAATTTACCGCTAACGCTTAATATAGTAAAGTAATATAATTTTGATATGACAAGAGCAGTAGATCTTTTAAAAACAAATTTTGGTATTTCTCAATTATACCAACATGATGTAAAGAAAAATAATGAAATTCTTTTTACAGTTTATTGGCATCCGTTAACTATTGCAGAACGAGAAGTTATTGTAAAACAATCAGGAAATATTATTGATAATTTTAATGATTATTCTTTACAGTTAATGATTACAAAAGCACTAGACAAAGATGGAAATAGGCTTTTTCAAGATGGAGATAAAGCTACATTAAGAAGAGAAATCGAAGCATCTATTTTAGAACAGATACAAGTTGCCATGATAAATGCAGAAAGTGAAAGGGGGGTAGATGAGGCTAAAGCCGATTTGAAAAGCGAGTAACGATTGGAAATTTATTTATACTTTAGCTAAAGCACTACATAAAACTGTTGCTGAATTATGTAAAGATTTAACACGAGAAGAAATGATAGGATGGGCTGCATTTTTTGAACTTGAACATGAAGAATATGAAAAAGAACAGAAGCGAGCACAAACTAGTAGTGCTTTGAAAGGAAAAAGAGGTAGAATGAGATAAATGTTTTTGATTTTATAAAAAGTGGCTAATTATAATGTCAATCTAGATGTAAAGGTAAGAGCACAACAACTTAAACAATTTAATAAAGATATTATACAAACTAGAAGAGAAGTTAAAAAAACTACTGATAATTTAAAACAAATTGAAAGAAGAGTAGCTAAAGGTTTAGCACCAAGTTTAAATAATTTAAATACAGTTTTAGCTGCTGCAAGAAGAAACTTTGCTAATTCTTCAAGAGGAGCTAATGGTTATGCTAATTCATTAACGCAATTAGCAAATGCAGAAAAGATGGTTCGTCAAGAACAATCTAAATCTATGTTTGATCTTAATAAAGCAAGAAAAACAGCTAATAAAACAGAAAGAGATGCTGAAGCTGCAAGATTAAGACGTTTAAGAGAAGAAAGAAGATTAAGAAAACAAATTAATCAGGAACAAGCCATATTTTTAGCAGGTCAATCACAAGCTGTTACAACTCAAGGATTTTTGCCAGGTGGTAACTTTGGAATAGCAGGAGGTCAAATAGGGCCACGATTACCTTTAGGTAATAGGTTAGGTTTTGGAAGTAATGCAACTGGTGGACCTTTTGCTATGCAAGGTGGGGCAATGGGAAGGCTTAAAGGAGGTATGGGTAGTGCAATGATTGGTGGAGGTTTTCCATTATTGTTTGGTGCTGGTGGATTAAGTTCAGCAATGGGTGGTATTGCAGGTGGTATCGGTGGAGCACTTGCACCTGGTGGTGGTTTCGCTGCTTCAATTGCTGCTACTGCTATGGCTGCACAAATAGAAAAAGCTAGAGCTTTTGATAAAGCAATAAAAGATTTAAATAGATCAATAGAAGCTACAGGAGGAAAATCTGTATTTACAGCAAAACAAGTAAATGAGTTTGCTAAATCAATGCGTATGACAAAAGAAGAAGCATTGGAAGCTTTAAAAGCTTTTGAACAGTTTGGTGCAGCATCAAGAGTATCTTTATTAAGAATATTTGGAGATGAATCTACTTTTGGAATGTTATCTAGTTTAAAAGATAATGCTTCAATTTTAAATAATATGGAGCAATTATCAAAACAAATTGGTTTTGAACAAGCTGAAATTGTTTTACAAATTTTAAAAACACAAGGAGCAAGAGCAGCAGAAAATAAAATTTTAGAGTTTACAATTAATAAATCAAGAAAATTAACAGTTGAAGAAGAAAAAAGAGTAGGTGCAGTAGGTCGTTTAAGAAAAATAAGAAAAGAAGAAGCTAATGCTAAAGAAGAAGATTTTCAAAAAGATGTTAGAAACGCACAAATACTTTTAGAACTTCAAAAGCAAAGAACAGAAGAACAAAGAAGGCAATCAATTATTAAAGCACCAGTTGATGAGTTAAATAAAATGTTAGATCCTTTATATCAAATAGATGCTTTAGGTAAAAATATTGGATCTAGTTTTTCAGAGTCTTTTAAGGGAATTGTAAGTGGTTCTATGACTGCTCAAGATGCATTAAGAAATTTATTTATGCGTACAGCAGACCACTTCGCAGATATGGCAGCACAAATATTAGCTAATCAAATAAGATCAGGTATTTTTGGTTTGTTTAGTAGTTTTTTAACACCGAGTTTTAGTACTACTGGAGGTGCATCAATACCAACGGGTACAGGTACATATTTAGGATCAGTTGGACAAATGCCAAGTAACCCTGGCTCTATGGGTCCAAATATAGTTCCACAAGCAGGAAATGTAAGAGGCTCTGCATTTCAAGGAAAAAGAGCAAGTGGTGGGCCTGTAATGGGTGGTGGTAGTTATTTAGTAGGAGAACGTGGTCCTGAAATGTTTAGTCCAGGAGTATCAGGAATGATTTCTCCAAACCATGCTTTAGGTGGTGGAACAAATGTAGTAGTAAATGTAGATGCTTCTGGTTCTTCTGTTGAAGGTGATGAAGATAGAGGTAGAGAACTTGGTCGTCTTATATCTGTCGCAGTACAATCTGAATTAGTACAGCAAAAAAGACCTGGAGGTTTACTTGCATAATGGCTACTTTTCCTTCAATAACTCCTACTTATGGAGTACAGAAAAGATCTGCACCAAAAACTAGAACAGTAAGATTTGCTGATGGCTACGAACATAGAATATTATTTGGATTGGCAGAACATCAAAATCCTAAAATTTATAGTCTTACTTTTGAAGTATCAGAGTCAGACAATTTTAACAGTACAGGAATTTCTAGTGCTGACACTATAGAAAACTTTTTAGATGATAGAGCAAATGATAGTGCCAGCTTTACTTTTACTCCTCCAGGAGAATCTAGTGCTTCACAATATGTATGCGAAAGTTGGAATAAATCTATTCCTTATCTAAACAGAGCAAGAGTACAAGCTACATTTAGAGAGGTATTTGAACCATGACTGCTGCTACTGTTTGGACTGCTACTGCATCAAAAAGTTTGAATGATATTGTTTGTCCTACCAACGTAGTTGCAGGAATGTTTTTTCGTGTTACTACAGCAGGAACAACTGGTTCTAGCGAACCTGCATGGACAAATATTATTGGTGCAAATGTATATGATGGCTCTGTTGTTTATCAAGCTTATAGCAGTATTTTTGACGATATATCTAAAATAAATCCTACTTCTGTTATTGAATTATTTATAGTGACATTAAAAACAACTTTACATGGTACTAATACAGGCTTTCCATCTAGTAACAATGAAACTAATATTTTTAGATTTCACGCTGGAACAAATCATACAAACCAAAATATAGAGTGGGCAGGTAAAAAATATGAAAGATTTCCAATAATTGCTGAAGGTTTTGCTTTTCAAAAAGGTCAGTTACCTAGACCAAAATTAATAGTTAGTAATGCACTTGGAACTATATCTACATTTTTTGATGCTGTTAATATAGTCACCGCAGGTAATGATTTAACAGGTGCTACTGTTGCAAGAGTAAGAACATTGGCAAGATTTATTGATAATGCAAATTTTAGTGGAAATAATCCATTTGGTACACCAGATCCTAATGCTGAGTTTCCAAGAGAAATTTACACAATAGATCGTAAAGCTACAGAAAACAGAGAAATTGTTGAATTTGAATTAGCAGCAGTATTTGATTTGGCTGGTATAAGAATACCTAAAAGACAATGTACAAGAAGTTTATTTCCTGCTATTGGTACGTTTATTCAATGAGTTGGCAGGATAAAGCATTGGTTCATGCGAAAGACCAAGACCCTAAAGAATCTGTAGGACTACTTTTAAATATTAAAGGCAAAGAAAGATATTATCCTTGTGAAAATTTAGCAATTACATCGCATCAACATTTTATTCTTAATCCAGAAGATTATGTAAAAGCAGATAATTTAGGTGAGATTATTGCTGTGATTCATAGCCACCCAACTTCTAATCCAGAACCTAGTCAGGCAGATAAAGTAAGTTGTGAACAAAGTAAATTACCTTGGCATATTGTTAACCCAAAAACAGAACAATGGGCTTATGTCGAACCAACAGGTTATGAAGCACCTTTACTGGGTCGTGAATGGGTTTGGGGTGTTACAGATTGTTGGAGTTTAGTCGTTGATTATTACAAAAAAGAAAAGGGAATTACTTTAAAAGATTATGAAAGAAATATGACAGCAGATGAGTTTTTATTCGATCCATTATTTGAAAGCTATGCTTGGAGAACAGGTTTTAGAGAACTTAGGGCAGACGAACCACTAGAAGAAGGAGATGTTTTATTAATGTCTATCATGTACCCAACTTTAAATCATGTGGCGATTTTTTTAGGAGATATGGTTTTACATCATTTAGCAGATAGACTATCTTGTAGAGAGCCTTACTCTGAATGGTTGTTAAAATGTACTGGTAAGAGGTATCGCTATGCTCAGAAAAGTTAAATTATATGGAGAACTAGCTGATTTTGTAGGCTATAAAGAATTAGATGCTGTAATAAATTCCACTGCTGATGCCATAAGATTTTTAATAACTAATTTTGAAGGATTAGAAGCACACATGGCAGATCGTTATTATCAAGTATTAGTTGATGATTATGAAATTGGTGAAGAAGATATACATAATCCGATTGGCTACTCTGATATAAGTATTGTTCCTGTTATTACTGGTGCTGGTGGAGTAGGAAGAGCATTAGCAGGAGTAGCATTGATAGGTCTTGCAATAGCTATGCCAGGTGCGACATTTGGTATGGGTGGGTTTTCAGCAGCAACAGGGTTTAGTGGATTTCAAGCAGCAGTAGGTAATCTTGGTATTGCTTTAACTCTGATGGGTGTTAGTGAAATGTTATTTCCTCTTCCTAAACCTAAAGACTTTAGTAACGAAGAAGATCCTAGAATATCATTTAGTTTTTCAGGAGTACAAAATACATCACGGGCAGGTACTAGCATACCTTTATGTTACGGAGAAATCGTAACTGGATCAGTTGTAATATCAGCAGGTATTGACACACAGCAAATTATTGCAGGAGAAGAATCTTGAATAAAATTATAAGAGGTTCTAAAGGACCACCTGCTCCAAGAGAACCAGAAAGAGCCGAAGATACTCTTAACAGTAAAGAATTTGCTACGATTCAAGATCTGTTATCTGAAGGAGAGATAGAAGGTTTTGCAACACCATCTAAAAAAGGTATTGCTCAGAATAATGCTAATTATAAAAATGCTTGTTTAGCTGATATTTTTTTAAATAATACTTCCATTTTAAATGTCAGCCCAGATGATTCAAATTTTACAACTAAATTAAATAATTTAACTGATACAGATTTTAATTTTGAAGATGTTACTTTTACTCCTCGTTTTGGCACGGCTAGTCAAACACCCGTGCGTGATGTAGATAATGAAAATTTAGGAAAACTATCAAATACTATACTTACAAACTCTGCTGTTGTTACAACCAGTGCACCAGTTACAAGTCCAGCCCTTACATTAGGTAAACACGCAGTTGAAATTACAGTTCAATTTTTAGCATTACAAAAATTTGAAAATAATGGAGATATTTTAGGAACAGAAGTTAATTATAAAATACAACTTTCGATAAATGGAGGTGATTTCGTTGATAAAATAGATGAGACTATAACAGGAAGAAGTAAAGATTCTTATTCCAGAGAACATAGAATAAATTTACCTCAACAATTATTTGGACAAACTGCTTATGGTGCAAATACAAAAGTTAGAGTAGTAAGAGTAACTGCCGATAGTGACCCAGACCTTATTCAAGATACTTTTGGTGTTTCAAGAATTGAAGAAGTTGTATTTAACCCTCAAGATTATCCTAACTGTGCGTACTCAACATTAAGGTTAAGTGCAGAGCAATTTAGTTCTGTACCACAAAGAGCTTTTCGTATCCGTGGAATTAAAGTAAAAATTCCAGGAACAGGTGCAGGAGGTGGAACTGTAGCATCAAGGACACCAACTGTTGATACAGCTACAGGTAGAATCGACTATCCCGATAATTACATATTTAATGGAACGATGGGTGCTGCGGTATGGTGTACTTGTCCTGCGATGATATTGCTAGATGTTTTAGTAAACCAAAGGTATGGATTAGGTGTTCATATATCACCAGATCAATCTACTGATCAAAAATTATATGAAAATATAGATTTATTTAGTTATGTACAGGCATCTCGGTATGCTAATGCAGAAGTTACATTAGAGGATGGAACAAAAGAGGCCAGGTTTGCTTGTAATGTTTGCATACAGGGAACAATGGAGGCATTTACTTTAATCAATGAACTAGCTGGAGTAATGAGAGCTTTTCCTATATGGCAAACAGGTTCAGTAACACTTACTCAAGATAGTCCAGCCGATCCAACTTATTTATTTAGTTTGTCAAATGTAAATGAAGCTGGGTTTTCTTATTCTGGAAGTAGTTTAAAACAAAGACATTCTGTAATATCTGTAAGCTATTTCAATATGGATAGTAGAGAAATAGATAATGAAGTTTTTGAAGATGATGCTGCTGTAGCAAAATTAGGAATTGTTAAAAAAACAATAAAAGCATTTGCCACAACATCAAGAACGCAAGCTATTAGATTGGCTAAAGCTGTATTGTTCGGTGAACAAAATGAATCAGAAATTGTTAACTTTACGACTTCAATAGATGCAGGTGCAATAGTTAGACCTGGAAGTGTAATTGCTATTAGTGATCCTGTTCGAGGACTTGAAAGACGGTCCGGAAGAATTAAAAGTGCTACAACTACAGCTATTACAGTTGATAATTCACAGGACTTATCTTCATTTGCAGGTTTAAGTAGAGAATTAAGTGTAATATTACCTGATGGTAAAGTTGAAACTGAAACTGTACCTACTGGTCCAAGTGGCATAACAAATAACAATACTGTTATAAATGTAAGTTCCGCATTTTCACAAGCTCCAAGTGCTAACTCAATATGGATTTTATCAAGTACAGGTAGTGGTGGTTCACCTAAAAAAACATTTAGAGTTATATCCGTAGAAGAACAAGATGGTATTAATTATACAATTAGTGCATTAACTTATAATTCTGGCAAGTATGCCAATATTGAAGAAGGAGTTGCTCTTCCTGTAAGAAATTTATCATTATTAAATCAACCAAAGTCACCACCATCAGGTTTAGTTGCTGAAGAAAGAATTATTGTAAAAAATAATCTTGCAATACCAAAAATAATTTTATCTTGGGT